CCAAACCCAGTAAAGCCGCCACCCTCAAAACTTTGCGCCCTGATCTGTGCAACCTGAGCCATACCGTTAGCTACCGTCAGTGCAGCCAGGCCAATGTTAATAGGGAATGGATACCTTGCCATTGTCTCGGTGGCAGAGGTATAAGTATTCATAATCGCCTGGGCTATCTTGGCAGCCTTTTGCAGCGCAAACATTTTGCGGCTCTGGCGGCCTAGCGCAGTAAACTGGTTATTGGCCTCATCAATCACTGTGCGCGTCTGATCCTTGGCAGACATCGCGTTAAATTCAGCCAGCTTTTTCTCGTTCTCTACCTGCTCCTGCGTCTTTGTTGCAGTAACCGCAGACATTCCTTCGCTCGCAGTGGCAACCACCTCCGCAGTCTCCTGCGCTGCCAGCTGTATGGCCTCGTATGCGGCCACCAGGTGCTCGCTAGGGTTGCCAGATGCCAATATCTCAATAATGGACTCTTGTGTCTCCAGAGCGCTCTGGAGCAGGTTCTGGGCAGCCTCTCGCATTGATCTCTCAACGCCAGCCGGTACAGCCTCAAGACCCAGCATAGAGCCAGCTGCGCTGTTAGCCAGGATATTGTACTTCTCAATAAGGAAGTCAATTCCAGCGCCAGCAGTTGTTAAGCCATCCAGGATTGCTGCGCCCATTTCCAGGCCAAGCACCTTAAGCTGCATGAGCATGACCTTAACGCCTAGATAGCCGTCTAATAGCCTGCCAATGGCCCCCAGAACTGCATTAGCAACCCTCTGCCCTACGTTGCCAAACTCAGCATTTTCTATGGCAGCATTTCTAAAGTCACTAGCCACCGCAGCCACGATTGGCGAGAACTCCACAGCCAGCTGGTTTCCCAGGCCAACAAATACGCCCTGAGCCGCCAACATGGCATCGTTGGCCTCTTCAATCTTCGCTACATCAGTGCGATCAAGAGCCAGCCCAAGCAGCTCTGCCTCTTCGGCAAATTTGGCCAGCTCTGCAGAACCTCCCGCCAGGGTATTAACCAGGGCCACGCCTTCGCTATCAAACAATTTCATAGCAATACGAACGCGATCAGCCTGGGTGCCCACGTTCTGCATGGCATCCGCAACTACGCCCATTTGCTCATCTAACGGCAGCTGCTCTAGCTTCTGTGCGTCTATGCCTAGCTCTAACAGCGCCCCCTTGGCCTCACCAGTGCCTATAGCGGCCTCTGATACGCGCCTGGTCATGCGCTGCAGCGCCATGTTCATGGTTTCGATAGATACGCCTGACATTTCTCCTGCAAGCTGCAGGCCAGCCAAGGCTTCTGTGGTTGCGCCGATTTTGTCAGCCGTCTTGCCCAGCTCGTCCGCAGCTCTCATGGACTTGACGGTTAAGACAGTGGCAGCAGCGGCAGCAGCGGCAGACATCGCAGCGGATGCCTTGGCCATCTTTGAGAATCCCGCACCTACGCGCTTAAATGCAGTCTGCGTGCGATCATCTGCAAAAATCTTAATTAGGATGTTTTCTGCCATTAGCCTCTCTCATTTGAAACCAGGTAACCCAACCCTGGTACTCCCTGGCGTCCATCTGCATGATCTCGCCGACAGTCTTGTGCAGATGCTCTGCTAGGCTATAGCAGAATTGTAGATCGCTGTCGGCTTTTAGTTTCCCTCAATATCCTCTGCGCTGGGGTCTGAGCTGTTGATTTTATTAACAATTTCAGCCAGCACATCAGGGTCAACGGCCTTAAGAAGCTCCAGCCGATCTGTCTTTCTAAATATCTGCTTACCTTCCTCATCAATCAGCCGGTAGATAATGGTTAGCACCATCGCCTCGGCAGTCTTGTTTTCGTTAGCAGCCTGCATAATTTCGCCAAGCCGCTCCAAAGAGATGCCTGGCTTAATAAACGCCTCCAGCTCCCACTCAGGGATAGAGATAGGGCGAGGTTCAGCAGATAATTTAGCTTGATAGTGAGCTTTCGCTTTCTCAAGGACTGACATAAATTAGACCGTGGTAGATGTCAGAGCGCCATCGCCCTGGACAGAGATAGACTGTTCAACCATGCCGTCAAACGATCCCGCCTTGCTTACGCCCGTTACAATGGCAGTGCCAGTGTAATAGGTATCACCAGCTGCCTCGCCCTCTGGGTACACGTTAAGCGTCACCTCGGAGCCAACAGTCAGCGCGCCCTGGCCGGTGGTGTCTGTCTCATCCCAATAAACATCAACGCTGCCTGACCAGCTGGTAAGACTTGCGCGGAACGCTCTAGCAGACGCGCCCATTGTGGTTTCTTCCAGGGTGTCTGCCGTTTCCTCCAGGCTATATGACCGGACATTGACAACAGTATTTGCGCCAACCTTTACGACCCCTTCACTTCCTGCATGAGTAGCCATTAATTAATCCTCCTCGGATTCTTCAATATCCTTTTCGACAGGCTCAGGCTCAGGGGTTTCCCCTACTAAACGCCAGCCCATATTTTTCAAACTTTCCACCTTTGACGGGTGCGCCAATATGGTGTCCCCGCTGTCATGCGTCATTTCGATCATTAAGTTGATCCCCTGGTAAAGTGGTAAACACAGCGTACCGTGATTATAACCCCGCCCACTGGGTCTATACTACCGTCATCAGTCTCAATGCTAATAACTTGTGTGTTTAGGGCATAGCCGCCTCTAGTCCGGTCTGCGTCCAGCCGCTCCTCAACCTGCTCAATAACGGCATTCCTGGCAGTGTCTATATCCTTACCTTTGACATAGCACACAATCTGGTAGTCAATCGTTGCTGTGCGCTGTGTTAAAGACCCGCCAATAGTCGCATCTTCGCGGTTTTCGCTGGAGCTGCGAATAAGCGCTGCAGGAAACTGGGCATTGCTGAGCTTATCAAAATCAAAAGGCTCTCTAGTGACCAGCTTAAACTTATAGTCTGATGCGCTTGCCCCTATGGTTGTGACCAGGTTGAGTGCTATGTTTTCTCTGGTGCTCATCGCTCAAACCCTCTAAAGACGTATTTGCGGAACACCTCGGTAAGCCTGGCCTCATCCTCGGTATTCAACCCAAAGAAAGGACGGCTTTTCTGCAGCATGGCTGCTTTCTTGCCCTCTGCGGCCCTGGCAAAGAATATGCGAGCGAATCGCTGGTTGTAGTCGCTGGTTATAGACCCCCGCATATTGCCTGACCAGGTAAGATTGACAGTGCTGGGATCACTAAACGTAGGAGCCTGGCCGTCTATTGGCTTGCGCTGCCTCCTCCGCTGCAGATAGGCAGAGCTGTAGGGCTTAAGAGCGCCATCTGGCCCTTCCCCCTGGTCTAACCTATTCTGAATAATCTCAATGCCTTTAAGCGCTGCCCTGCTCAATCCTAGTGGGGTGCGCTCTTTAATTAGCTGCCGTTCGCGCTCGGTTAGCTTGCTGCCATCCTTGGGCGTGATCGTTGTTTTAATTGTTGGCACTAATGCCATTAGCGATCTAACCTATTGGTTGGCAAAGGTTTTTTCTCGCTATCAGCCACAGAGCCATCTGCGTCAGTGTCGTATTCAACACCGTCAGCAAAAACGGCCTCCAGCTCTTCACCATATCTGGCTTTATAGAAATCAATCATTTCTAAAAATCGGTCATTATCGACCCAGTTAGTCAGCTTAGGCAGCGCATACTTCCACAGCACCAGGTAGCTATTAGCCTTTGTCCATTGGCTGTCTGTTAGCTTAGTTGCGTCCATCTCGCCAGCAATACCGCGACGATGCCACCAGCGGTTTCTAATCTCGCGGGCCAGCTCTGCCTGAGCAGTCGCGTGCTCATCAATGAAGTTTTCTATGCCAAAGCTCAGGATGTCTGGCACGATCTCTTGCAAGTTGTAATCAGTAGAAAATGCCATCAGCTCACCATTTCACCTTCGCGGCCCAATAAATTGCGTCCAGAACAGTTGCGCCCTTTAAGGTATCGCCATGCCTGGCATACCAGGCTCTTCGCATTGCCTTATCGCGCTCTGATTCTCCGTCCCTTGGGGGATAAGTCTTTGCGCCCTGGCCTCCAAACCTGACCAGCTTGATTATGTCCCCCTTTTTAGCCAGAACTGCGTGGCTCTTTGTGGGGTGGCTCCTGGTGCGCTTAGGCACGTTGTAATCCTCAAAACGCTCACCGCGATAGACAACCGCCATCAGCCAACAAGAACAAGGCTTGCGCTTGTAGACGCGCCCACGCTTGCCATAACTCCGCGAATGAAAATGCCTGCGGGCAGTTCCAAATCAACGGCCTTGGCCGCTGTGATTGCGGTCACGGTGCTGTAGTTGACCCACTCAGTACCGTCATGCGACACCTGTACTGTGATCGAACAAGTGTCAAAGGTGCCAAACGCCAGCAAGATACACTTGCCGCCAACAAAGTTAAAAGTGTCGCCGTTAGCGTTAGCGTCTTGATCTTCAAAAAGTTTGATAACTGCCATTGTGAACCTCTTAAAAAGCGGCCCCGAAGGGCCGCGCAAAGATTAGAGTGCTGAGTCAAACAGCATCTCAACGCCGTAGCTATCATCCAGCTCACCAACACCGTAGACGGCAGTGGCGTTCAACTCAAAGGCTCGCAGTGACGCATCACGCTCAGTCTCAATGTTGAAGTCCTTTTTCATTGCAATGGCTACGGCTTCGGGTGCAAATACAGCGCCCTTAGCATCGCCACTGCCATCTACAGTGATGTTTGCAGACTCGTAGATGTTGACGCCAGCGATCTGACCAACGTAACCAGTGCGCATGGCCTCATTCTGCAAATCACCGCCATTGGGGTTTGCAAACGTATTGGTCATGTTAGCCTTGAGTTGATAGGCTTGGAACGGATGCAATACCGCAGAGTATTGACCGGGTGCCTTTGCCGCCTTGAGAGTAGCCGCCGCTTTAAAGATGTCAGCCGCAGTAATTTCCTGAGCCGCCGCACCAATAGCAGTGCTGAAACCGTCAAACAAAGCAATCAAGTCGGTGTCGATCTTAGTAGCGATAGCGTTACCCAAGACAGTGCCAAGCTCTGCCGCTGGGTTGCCAGCGCCCATAGCCGCCATGTCGGTAAGCGTTACCAATGCGCCAACTTCACCAACAGTGATAGTAACGCTTGATGTAGATACAGCCGTGTTAGACATATCTGTGCCTTCAGTCAGGCCAGCGGCACTGATTGCGGGGTACTTAGGCACCTGTACGGTTTTACCCGCTACATTGCCAATGTCGTAACGAGTAACCAGCCCAAGCATGATGGACTGCTCTTCTGCGGTGAATCGTGCTTGCAGGATAATATTTGCAAACAGATCGTCTAAAGTGGTTGAAGTTGTTTCGTTAGCCATTTCTGGGTTCCTTTAACAATAAAATTAAGTCATCGGGCGGCTTCGCGCATTTTCTGCTCACGAAATAGCCGCATACCTTCGTCGCCTTTTTCCAGCATATCCGAGTAACTTAAGGGCTTGCTCGTAGACCCTCCAGCCGCACCGCTTGATCCCGCGCCACCTTGTGACGCCTTCACAAAATGCGGGTTAGCCGTCAAAAATTCAGCCACTAACTGCTGCACAGTTAGCAGATCGCCATTGTCACCGTACCTGGGCGTCCCGTTTGCATCGTATACCTCGACAGTGCCATCTTCAGATAGCGCAACGGAGCCACGCAACAGCTGACTAACTTGATCGGGGGACACTGCGCCGTTACCCGCAGCTGCCGACAATAGCGCCTGGTCAACCAGGGTAGCCTCTAGCCGCTGCTTGTAACTGCTAATCTCCTGATCTTTCTTTTCAACAGTCTGCTTTAGAATAGACTCAAATTCGCCGCGCTCTTTTTGCTTTTCGATCTCGGCATTTTGCCTTTCACTTAAAAGCTGTCGCGCTTCGTCTAAGTCCACACCTTCTAGCTTTTTATCGTATTGCCGTTTTGTCCTGGCAACCCGATCTGCCACTATTCGGTCTAATTCCTCTTGCGTGAATGTCTTAATGTCCTGAGCTTCTGCAGTTGCCTGCTCTACGGCCTCAGTCACCGCCTCTGCCATGATTTCATCGCTCATGTAACGAATCCTCCAAAGGAGTGGGTTAAGTTTATCAAATTAGCGGGATTTTTTCTTTTTCTTCTTGCGTCCATAATGTCCTGGCATATCTAATCCTCCTCTGTGATTAATCTTGATTGCAGGGATGTTGCCTCATAAAACCAGAGAAAGTCATCCTGTCCATCTACGTCAATATCTTCTCGCAAATGATACAACAGCTGAATGATATCATTTCTTAATTAGCTTCTACATACTGGATTCGTTCCCCTATCCAGCGCATCACTAGCACAGCCATAGTCGCGGCCTCGATGCCGCTACATACGCTGCCGTATCTCACGTTGCGCCTTCATCAATGATGGGGCGCCAATGGTGACGGCAGTTATAGCCTCCCCTGGCGGTAAAGGCATCGCTAGAGCTTTTGCCAGACCAAGAGCCTTGCCAGATTTCCTCGATTTCTTCTGTGGTGTAGGTATTACCAACGTGATCTCTGCAGAATTGCCTAGAATCCCTAATGATATCGCCGTAATACTTCCATTTCGTTGCGCCTGCCTCAATGCCTGCGTTGACGTTGATAGCAGCGTCAAACTGCATCAGGCTGTCCTGGGCTATCTGTGTCGCGTAACGCCGCATATTGTTGCCTACCCTATCCGCAGCGTAGACAGTGTGCAGCTTATCTATCGCGGCCTTTGACTGCGCTGGGGTGCCATTCTTGGCAATATCGACCAATCGGTTAATTTCGGCCTGGTCGCTCTGCATATAGACGCCATTGATGGTCTGCCTAATGCTCTTAATCATCTGCTCTTTAGATCGCCCCGTTAGGGCATTCTGATAGATTTCGTTGGCTATGGTGTCGAGATATGTAGCCGATATATCCTCAAAGCCCTGGAACGTCAGGCGCTGAAGCTGCCTAATGACATCAGGGCTTGTTTGTGTGAAATCCCCGTAAGTATTGAGCATATCCAGGGCGCGGATAGCGGTATCAGGATAATCGTCCAGGATAGATTGAACAGCAGCGCCGTATTCCTCTTCCAGAATGCGCTGTATTTCTCGCCTGCTTGATATAGCCCACTCAAGATCAAACAGCCTGCCGTCTGTAACCGGCGCACCATTGAGGTAGGCTGCAATCCTTTCCTCTGCTCGCTGCAGCGCATCAAGTAGCCTGCCCTCATGGGCATCTGCCAGGGCGTCCAGGTACTCATCATGCTCCTGCTCTGTAGGCATTACTCAGCGCTTGATGCTTGGTCATCTGTTTTAGGAATCAATACATCACCGTTAGGTATATCCTCCAGGCCAATCTTGCCGCGCACTTCGTTGGGCGTTACTACGCCGCTATCAATGTGGTACTTGTAAATCTGCGTTTTCTCAGAGAAATCACCAATGGCTGTAGTGTTAAGCTCAATCTCTTGGTACGCCCTGTTTAGCACCTCATCATCTAGCACAAGATCAGCAATCTGCTTATCAATCTCTTGCAGCAACGTGACAGATTTAACGCCACTAGCTCTAACCTGCTGCAAAAACTGCAGCTCTGAGGCGTAATCGCGGATATCAAAGCTATCAGGGTAATTAACCTCTACCTCTGGCTTAATCTGCTGCCATTGACAATAGAAGCCCCACAGTTGTTCCTCTGCCAGCTCCAGAATGTCGGCTTTCTCAGCCAGCTTGGCGTTGAGCATCTGGAACTCTGTCTGCATGGCCACACCAGACTGCGTGATTGCCTCTGTGCCGCGCACTGCGCCCATGTGGGCCATCCTATTGATAGACTCTATTTTGTCCGTTATAGCGGCTCTGATGGCGTCCAGGTTGCCCCCTGATGGCTGCATCTGATATGGCACTAACCCAGAGTCCATATCATCGCTGATATTAATGATTGCCCCAGCTCCTGCGCTGGCATCTGTGTCATAGGTCTTAACTAGGGTGGGATGGTTGCTAATCCTTATCAGCTGCTCAATCTCGCTAAGCTCCTGGTAGATCGCTTTCTGCATATAGGCAATATCTGAGATATCACTAATGCCAATACCGCGAACAATCGAACGGTTAGCAGGTAGATACACTGCAGGGATTACGCCAATGGGGTTAGGTATAACCTCAACCACAGCGCTCTCTGCGCCGTCATACTTAATTAGCTTTATCTCTTCCCGCGTCCACTCTCTGAAATAGACTATGGTTGTGGTGCCGTCTAAACGATGCACAGACTCCCTGATCTTTAAATAGGTCAGCTGATGCCTGCCAGAAGCCTGGCGCTCCCATCGCCAATCATAGACGTTTTCTGGCGTTATTAGCGTGACATACGGCCTGATCTCTTGCTCTAGCTCTTCTGCCCTGGTGCCAGCCTGGCTGCGTGGTTTGTCACACATAACCCAGACATGGCCGTAGACGCTAGACCATATCTGCGCCTCTCGCATAAAGCTATCAAATGATTGGCCGTCTAGGTTGGCATCATGCAAGAACGCCTGCAGCTCTGGACTACCTTCAAGGGGGCCAAAGTTTCTGGTGGGTGGAACGCGCCACAGAAACGAGCTGTACACATGGATTACGTTGCGGCAGTGATTATCCAAGGGCGTTAAGCCTATACGCCGATCATACGCCTTGGCGTCCTCATTCAGATACCTGGTTAGATATGAGCCATCCTGGTAATCCTGGCCGCCCATGTAACTGCGTAGATAAAACTCCCAGCGGTCTACATGGTTCTCATAGTCTGGGTGCTGATATTCAATATCATGGTTAATAA